AAGGTCGTGATCACGATCAACATGGGCGCCGACGCCAGACTGGAGATGACCAAGCAGGTACCTGCCAAGGTAATCGACCACGATGCGGACGAGCTCCAGCAGAATGTATTTGATCTGAGCCTGGAGACCGCGGGGCAAAATGGCAATCAAGATTGACTACACGGCTGCGCCCACAGTGGCGCAGTTCATGAAGGATGATCACTTCGGCCGCTTGTTAGCTGGCCCCATCGGCTCCGGGAAGACCACCGGCTGCATCTACGAACTCTTTCGGCGTGCATGCGAGCAGGCCACTGCAGAAGACGGCTACCGCTACACCCGCTTCGCAATTGTCCGGCAGACACTCAAGCAGCTCAAGGACACGGTCCTCAAAGACATTGAGGACAAGCTGCATGCAGTTTCGCGCTACAAGGTGATGGACAACGTAGTCCATGTGGAGTTCGGCGACGTACGTAGCGAGTGGCTACTACTGCCTCTGGAAACGGCCGAAGACCAGCGACGGCTGCTGTCTATGCAGCTCACTGGCGCATGGATGTCAGAGTGCATCGAGATGGACGTCAATCTCGTGGCTGGTATCGCCGGCCGATGCGGACGTTACCCTTCGGGCGACCGCGGTGTGCCTTCGTGGTTCGGCGTCATCGCTGATACCAACATGCCAACGGAGAACTCCGACTGGCATAAGTTCATGGTCACCGACAAACCCATCGACTGGGAAGTTTTCATCCAGCCGGGCGGCCTAGAGGAGTTCGCCGAAAATCTGGAGTGGCTCACTCAAACAGCTGACACACTGAAGCTCCCAGTAGACCATCCTCGGAGGCTCGCTCAAGGTCGCCTGTATTACGAACGAGCCGCCCGAAACAACAACCAGGATTGGGTCAAGCGGTACGTTCACGCGCAGTTTGGAAACGATCCCAGCGGCACAGCAGTATTCCGCGATAGCTTCAAGAGTTCGTTCCACGTACGGGAGAACCTGGAACCGAACCGATTTTACCCACTGCTCATCGGGCAGGACTTCGGACGTGATCCATGTAGTGCCATCTTTCAGATGGATGCTCGTGGGCGCCTTATATGCCTGGAGGAAGTCATCGCCGAAGACATCGGCCTCGAAGGGCACCTGGAGAAAAATCTCCGGCCAGTCCTCCTCCAAGCTCGCTATATAGGTCTCCCAATGATTGTACTGGGCGACCCCGCTGGCTCCGCGAAGAGTACCATTTACGAAGAGACGACGTTCGACGTCCTCAAGCGGATGGGCTTTCAGGCTGTTCCAGCACCTACGAATGACCTCGATCAGCGTCTTCGTAGCGTAGAAGCTTGGTTGCTCAGACAGCATGACGGCACCGGTGCTATTCTGTTTGACAAGCAGCGCTGCCCTACCATCATCCGCGGCCTCGCCGGCGGCTACCGATACGCGAAGACCCGCGCCGGTGTCAGGAAGCCCTTGCCCGATAAGAACGAGTACTCGCACCCGCTGGACGCTGTGCAATACGTGTGTCTTGCAACTCACGGGCGCGCGCATGAACTAATTGGTCGATACTTAGGGGTGCGAAGGGATCGCTCACAGCGAACCCGTGTTTCCGTCGCCGGTTGGACTTGACCCACTCTGGCAAGAGCACCCGCTTGGTGCGCAGCTGTACACCAGCGGCACGCAAGTACTTGCGTATCGTCTTCTCGCTCGCGTTGTAGAGTAGCTCCAGCGTGCGCATCGCCAAGCCATAGCGGTAGAGGTCAGCGACCTCTACCACGTCCTGCTTTGTTAGTGCTTTGACCCCTGGCTTCGCCATCTTACTTCCTTGGCTCAGTGCCCGGGCTTGAACATGCCTTCCGGCGGCAGGTTCACCTGCTGGATGATGGAGGACTTCGGCTTGAGCGCCTGGACGTCGCCGATCAGGTACTCTGCAATCTTCTGCGCATCCTGCAGCAGCCCATCCACTGCGGGGTTGTTGCTTATGCGTGCAAGCTCCAGCGCCTTGTCGATCGCCACGATACGCGCGTTGATCACCTGCTGCTCGCGGGCCGCGTTGAGCATTTCCTGCGATGGTGCCTTCTGGTAGTTCTGATTTGGTGCCATGTAGTTTCCTATTAGTTACGCTACGTTGGGTCCGTCTTCGTCATCCGATGCGCCCCCGTTGCACACGTCGTGCAGCGCGAGCTTCATCAGACCTACTTGCGATAGGAAGTCGATGTTGCATCGTTTAGACACAACATGGAACGCCTCGCCTTGCTCCCGGTGGTACAGCAGGAGCACGGCACGCTCTGCTTTCTCGTCGCCCTGCTCGATGCCGTCCGCCCACGCGCGCAGGAACGCAACTACCAACTTGGTCGCTGCCTCGTTACGCACTTCGACGCCGTCGTTCACGACTTCGAGGCGGACGATATTATCGCGGGGTTGTTTGTCACTGGACATTGAGGATGTGCTCCTTCACCTGCTCGCACAGCGCGGCAGCACGCCGCACGTCTCCATCTTTCATGTTGTCGATGGCTTCGAGCACCATGCGGCACTGCTCGATTTCAAACTCGACGCGCTTGTAGAGCGCTGCGGTTATGTCTTCGCCGTGCCGGAAGTAGTGGGCGCCCGCGCGCATCTGCAACAGGGCTGCTTGGTGCACGCCGATGAGCTCGTGGATGGTCCGCTTCGCGCTATCGCGTGCGGACAAGGTGACCAGGGAGAGCGGCATGCGTTTCCTCAGGGGGTACACCCACCAAATAGAGCACCCCCTCCCTTTATGCAAGGAAGGGGGCGAAGTATCACTTTATTGTGATCAGTAGTGTGACTGGTAGTGTGTTGTGGCTTCTCAGGGCCTCTTGGGGCTCACGCGCCGGACTTGAAGCTCTCCGGGCTGATGGTGGTCGTGCCAGCGCTCTCGGGCGCATCGCTGGGCTTGTCGGGAGCCGCACTGGAGCTGTCGCTGGTCGCGTTCGACGGGGCGCCGCTGGGGGCGGTCTCCGGCACGGGGACGCCCGTGGCCGCCAGGAAGGTCGTATGCATGGTCTCGGTGGCCCGCGCGACGTTCTGCGCAAGCTCCTCGATCTCGTCCTCGCTGACGCCGCCCTGGTGCTGGCTGCTCTCCTTGAGCTTCTGCACAACGGCAGTCAGGTCCGCGGTGCCTTCGGCAATCAGGTCTGCGATGTTCTTCTTCAGGTCGTCCAGTGCGCTCATGATGGTCCTCGTCTGTTCTGAGAGTGCATGTGAGAGTGCATGCGTGAACTCGTGGCCGAGCTCGCGCTTGTGCTTTTCGAACTGGTGAAACAGCGTCTGCTGCTGCGCCAGCATTTCGGTGACAGCATGCCCGAACGCCCGGTGCAAATCGAGTTCTTCTTTGCTGATGCGGGTATCGGTCATGCGGTCCTCGGGTGGGAGCTACTTGCTGCGCCGGCTACCGTGGTAGTTCTTCTGCCCTGGCGCCGCCTGCGCCCTGCGCGCCAGTTCACCGATAACGCCGCCGGGCACTCCTTGTGCCTTTAGTTGTGCAGCTCTTCCGCCATGACCGAGCTTGTTCGACTTGCCCTTGAAGGCACCCGTGGTTTTGACCTTGCCACCCTTCGCCATAGTTGGGTTCCTACTGGTTGAGCGGGGTCCGCTTGATGTCGGCCTCGGCCGCGCCAATGTTGAGCTGCCGCATGTCCTCCGCGGACAGCACCTGCCCGAAGACTACCGTGGGCGCTTCGTTGAGATTGCGCGGATCGAGCTGGACCTTCGGCTCGCCGGTACCATCGCCTTGGGTCTCGGTGAAGTAGACCGCCACGTTGACGTGCTGGGCACCGGCCCCATCGAGCACCACCTCACGACGGTACCCGTAAAAGCGAACGTTCGGATTTTCCGTAGATGCCTCACGGCACGCGCGGCGCAGCGCGTCGCCCAAGTCCCCGTTGCCTCCGACCCACCCGTAGGTCTTGGTCAGGGCCAGCTTCATGCCCATCGGACCATACCACTCTTCGTGGGCGTCGACTACTTGGCTGGTCATGCGGGGGCTTTCTTTGGGTGCTCTGAAGCGGGGTGCTCGGGGAAGGTCGTCATGACGATCAATGGGGGCTGCGGCGGGGGCGGCAGGGCCGTACGCTGCATGTCGGCAACTTCGAGCAGCAGGAGCGGAAATGTCGGGTCCATGATTTGTTCTCTGGACGCGATCGAGTAGGAACCTTCACCGGCAACGTCTCGGCCTTCCTCGTCCAACGCCTGGATTGTGACCCGGTAGAGCATGGGGGGCCTTTTGAATGGGGCGCGATGGGATGCATCTTCCGTCATCTTGGCGTCCAGAACCGGCATGCCAGCCTGGGTCGTTACGATCCGTGGGACCACCGCTGGCGGGATTTATCCGCTGGATAAACCCGCAGGTCAAGTGTTGTAATTATATCACAGT